CTGTGTTATTAGACTATATTCTTTATAGAGCTTGCAGCAAAGACGCAGAGTATGCGCCAGGACTACAACTTGCATCTGGTTATTTACAAACGTTTATGGCTGCTATGCAAATTAAACAGGCTTCCGAGCTGGCTAATAACCCAAATCAAAACTTTACTCCAAAAGACCCCAATAAACCAGGATCTGAGTCATGACCCAGGCATACGGTTTTTCCGTTTCTTACGATCAGTTTTTGCCTCGAGTACTGCAGTATGTACCTGATGCATCTGAATTTATTGCCATTGACGCAATTAAACAGGCTTGTATCGAGTTTTGTGAAAGAACTTACTATTGGCAATACACCGTTCCAGCTATTAACATAGTAAACGGGCAAGCAAATTACATAATTAATACTCCAGCAGATACTAAGCTGGTAGGCCCTATTCAGGCTTATTTTAATACGTTACTGCTTATCCCAAAAAGCCCTGATGAATTAGCAGATATATACCGCATGGGGGCATGGGATCAGTTACAGGGATCACCCCAATACATCACAAGAACTATTAAACCAGAAGTTCTTTTAGTACCTATTCCGTATATTACCCAGCCAGGGGCGTTGTACTTGAGAACCGCTTTAGCCCCAACTCAGGACTCTACGGAGATTGATTCCGAAATTTATGAACAATGGGCAGATGCTATTGCGTGGGGGGCTAGAGCCCGTTTATTGGCTCAACCACGACAGGATTACACCGATAAAGCAGGAGCTATTGAAGCTGCTAAGATGTTTAATTATCATATTAACAGAGCTAGAATCCAGATGAATAAGGGGCTTACACGAGCTTCTACAAGAACCGAATTCCAGAGGTGGGCATGAGCACTATACGCATAGTACAAAACGACAATTTACCAGAGGTAACACTAACTCTTACCGACCGGCAAACTGGGGACCCAATTGACCTTTCAGCGGCTACAACTACAGTAGTTGTTAAATTTCGTGCCCTTGGTGGTACTACAGTTTTATCTACCTTAACTTGCTCTAAAGTGGACGCAGTTAATGGAGTTGTTCGGTTTGGTTTTCCAGGAACTACGCTAGATGTACCAGCAGGACAGTACCAAGGTGAAATTGAGATTAGCTTTAATGGTCAAATTTTGACTCCTTTTGATTTACTTAACTTTACTCTACGTGCTGATTTCTAATGGCTTTTACGTGCCTTAATCCCGATCAAGCAGTTAAAGTTGAGGCTTCCTATCTACAGCCTACTTTTACTGTTAGCTACATAGAGATAAATATCTGTGCAGCTGTAACTTTTCCTGGGGTTTTAGGGGTAGAAGTTATAACTCCTACTGACTTAGTAAACTTAACTTTTTCTAAGCCAATCAATGACTTACAGTATATATTAGATCAAGATACTTTAGGTATAGACAAAGGTATAAGAGATGGTTTATCTCTTACTGATTTTGTCGCTACTCTTTTGGTATTCCAAAGGACTTTTTCTGAAATAGCAAGTTTATCTGATGCGTCTATTAGAAATTTAACTAAACCGCTGTCTGACACCATTAGTGTACCTGATTTAGCTACCCTTTCTTTTGTTAAAACCCCTTCTACAGATCAGGTTACTTCGGCAGATACCTCTTACAAAGACTTTGAAAAGCTTGTAAAAGGCTTGGCTCAGAATTACTGCGATCCTTCTTATTTTTTAGAAGATTATGTCCAAGATATTGTTACCGGCGACTGGGTATATGCTAGCGATAGCGTAACAAAATTAGTCACTTATGGTAGACAAATTAATGATAATATGCCATTATCTAGCAGCGGGCTTTTGTCTATGCAGAACTATTCCGATCTAACTTATTTTTTAGAAGACTATGTGGGCACATCCCGCACATTTACGTAAGGAGCTGTAATGAACGCAACTGAAAACTTAAAAGCTTCCGGCTCTTTACGAGTCGTTGTTACCGGCGCCGATGGCAAGGTAAAAGAAGAACATCAATTTAAAAACCTAGTTGTTACCGTCGGTAAGAACTTTGTAGCATCACGTATGGTTGGTACTGCTTCTGCAGTTATGAGCCATATGGCCGTTGGGTCTAATAATAATGCAGCTGCAGCTGGTGATACTGCTCTTGGAGCTGAATTAGGGCGTGTAGCATTATCTACTTCAGTAGCAACTACTAACGTAGTAACTTATACTGCGACTTTCCCAGCAGGCACAGGAACAGGCGCTATTGTTGAAGCAGGTATTTTTAATGCTTCATCTGCCGGAACTATGCTCTGCCGTACAGTATTTGCGGTTGTTAATAAAGGTGTAGACGATGCCTTGAGCATTACCTGGACTATAACAATTTCCTAATTTTAAGGAGTAACCGGGAATGAGCATAATTGTAACCCGCGCTGGTAAGGGATCGCCGTTAACTAATAACGAGGTTGATAGTAACTTTGTAAACCTCAACGACACTAAGTTAGAAAGTCTTACATCTGTTAACGGTTCTCTTCTTATTACAGGTACAGGATCGACTCGTAATTTAAGTGTTATAGGAGGAGGCGGCTCCGCTGTTTCTTATTACCTAAATGGTGGCACAAACCAAGGCTCATTTAGCGGGAACACTTACTATGAAATGAGCAGAACAGCAGTTTTAGGTCCAGATGCTAATTTTAGTACTGGTACTGACGGTTATATTGCTCAGTTTATTACTGACGCTGCTGATCCATCTTTATTAGCAATTCCAGCAGGTAACTGGAACTTTGAGTTATGGTTTCAAGCATCTTCAACCGGTGGCACACCAAGTTTCTATGTAGAACTTTATAAATATGACGGCACTACATTTACTTTAGTTGCAAGCAGTTCCGCAAATCCTGAAAATATTGATGGGGGTACAGCTACTGACCTTTACTACACTGCTTTAGCTGTTCCAACAACCGTATTAACCACAACTGATCGCCTAGCTATTAGAGTTTATGTGGTCACCAGCGGTCGAACAATTACTTTACATACTCAAGCCGACAATCTGTGTGAAATTCAGACAACTTTTTCTACAGGTTTAACGGGGTTAAACGGCCTAACCGCTCAAGTTCAATCTTTTGCAACAGGCACATCGGGCTCAGATTTTAATATTTCAAGCGCTACAGCCACTCATACCTTTAATCTGCCTTCTGCTTCACCATCTGTTCGTGGTGCTTTAACTTCAACAGATTGGACAACTTTTAATAGTAAAGTTAGTAGTGTTAGTGGAACGGCTCCTGTAGCATCAAGTGGTGGCAAAACACCTGTAATTAGTCTTGATTCAGGATATGGTGATATTCAAAATCCATATGGTTCTAAGACTGCAAATTTTGTTTTGGCTGCACCTAACGGTTCAGCAGGTGTTCCAACATTTAGAGCAGTTGTAGCGGCAGACATTCCAACATTAAACCAAAACACAACCGGCACAGCTTCAAACGTAACCGGCACAGTAGCTATTGTTAATGGCGGTACTGGAGCTACTTCCGCACAAAGTGGTATGAATGCCTTGGCTGGTGCAGTTACTTCAGGTTCGTATTTACGTGGTGACGGTACTAACGTAGTTATGGCAACTATTCAAGCTGGTGATGTTCCGACACTAAATCAAAATACAACAGGTTCTGCAGCTACATTCACAAGCACGTCTCAAAACTCACAATTTAACTCCGTGGGTGTTGGCACAGCGGCATCAGGCACAGCTGGTGAGATTCGTGCAACTAACAACGTTACTGCGTATTATTCTGATGAGCGTTTAAAAACAAAAACAGGTAGCATTGAAAATGCCCTTGATAAAGTATGTCAAATTGAAACATTGCTTTACCATGCTAATGAAACGGCTGTAGCTCTTGGATATGATGCATCTGTACAAGAAGTTGGTGTAACTGCACAATCGGTTCAGAAAGTGCAGCCAGAAATTGTAGTACCAGCTCCAATTGACGACAAGTATTTAACTGTACGTTATGAGCGTTTAGTACCCTTATTAATCGAGGCTGTAAAAGAATTATCTGCTGAAGTTAAAGAACTTAAAGAAAAAGTAGGTAAATAATGCCAGCACTATTTAAGAACAACGCTACTGCGACTATTGCTGCGACTATTAATAATAGTACTACGACGATTGTTTTGTCAGCTGGATTAGGTAGTTTATTCCCGGCACCTTCCGGAAGTAGTTATTTTTATGGTACGTTATTTGACAGTGCTAATAATTATGAAATTGTAAAAGTAACAGCACGTTCTACAGATACTTTAACTGTTGTTCGTGCCCAAGATAATACAAACCCATTAGCATTTAACGCTGGGTCTGGCTTTGCCTTACGCCCGATTTCCGCTATATTTAATAACTTCCCACAACTAGATGCAAATAATACATTTACAGGTAACAACACATTTACTGGTACGTTAACAG